GTAAATTAGCTCGCGGTTGATTTCGTTGAGAATTTCGCTGCTAAGAATGTTAGCAAGCTCACTCTCAGCGTCAAGACCGTGAACAGCCTTAAGGTCTTGAGCTAGCTCAGTGGTGTACTCAGCTTTTAGAGCACGAGTCTTGGCTTCTACAGCTAGACGCTCAATGCTGAATGCCATCTCTTGGAAAGGTGCACCAGTTTCACCTAAACCTTCAGCGCGGCTGGTTAACATAGCGCGGAATGAATTAATATCAAATGAGCTATCGCGGATACCGAAATTTGCTCCTTGAGCAAAACCGCCGTCGTTACTACCGGTTTTACCGACAGGATTAATACCACCAGTAGCTGAGAATGCAGCACCAGCAGAAGTAGAACCTGAACCACCGAACTGAGCAAAAGCTTCTTGGAATAGAGCTTCGCGGCCAGCACCGTTAGCAGCACCAGCAACATTACCGAGAGTACCTTGCTTGGTGTAACGGCTACGCATAGCGAAAATGAGGCCGGTTGGTGCACTCATGGGTTGAACGCCAGCTAGATCGTAAGCCATGAGGTTAGGCATGGAACGACGAACTAGGCTGATCAGAATAGGATCGTAACCTGCGATACCACCAGAGGCAGCACCGACTTGACCAGTTGCTGGATTGCCACCCATAAAGTTGTTGGGGGTTTCAACCAGGTATTGCTCACGTAGAGCACGCTCTTGGTTCTCTAGTAGTTGAGCAGTTACTTTCTTACGATAAGAGTCTCCGATTTCAGGAAGTGCCTCGTGGCTTAGTAGAGGATTCCATTTTTCTACGAGGGTGTCGTAGGGGGTGTTGTCTGAAAAGTCCATTGACATGTTAGTTTTCTCCTTGATTTTAATTTATTTATATTTTAGTATTTTTTGACTTGACGGCCCACAGTGTTTACATATACAGACATTGGACCATCACTTAACTGTGGTATATTCCTTTGTTCTGTAAGAGTTTCCATATCCTGGGCTGGGGCTGGAGCAGCCTTAAGATAATTTTCTTTGATGATGGCAAGCTTGTTAGCAAAATCTTCAGCACCGTTAAAATCGATACTTTCAGCTAGTGAAGCTAAACGCTCTGCATCTACCTGAGACATGTCTGAAACAGCTCCTAAGAAAATGGTGCGAGCTTGACCCGCAACAAGTTCTTTGCGAAGTTCTAGATTATTTTTGATGTGTTCGTTTAAAGTATCTTCTAGTTGTTGATTTTCAGAGAACAGATCTTCTAGCACATCGTGCTTGCTTTCAGGAACTTCGATATAGTGGGTTTCAAACAGATTCTTTAAACCACCAATAAAGCTTTCAGCAATCTCGGTACGAATACCAGACTCTACTGCAAGCTTGTTTTCTTTCATCCACTCTTCTACAACGTAGTTTAGATATTCGTCTAAACGGGTAGCTAGTTCGTTTACAGTCTTGCTTACTTCTTCTTGGATAAGTGAAGCACTTTCTTTTAGAAGTTCTTCACGAATAAAAGTGGTTCTTTCGTTTAAAGCAGCTTCAAAAATCACTGAAGCTTTGCTCATGAACTCTTCAGAAAGAGCCTCACCATCAAAAAGATTTTGAAGATGTTCGTTCATAGCAGCCATTCTTCCTTGCTGTTTCGCTTGAGATTCTGCTCTTGGATCATCAATTCCACCAACTCCAGGCTGAAGAGCCATGTTTCTTTGTAATGCGGCTTCTTGCTGGGTGGTGTCTAAAGTTCCTAGAAAACTCCCACGCCCAGAAGCATCCATATCTCCTTTGCCTGTTGCGTCCATTACTACGGGTCTTGCTTGTTGTTTGTTTTTCATGTGTTTTTTTCCTGTACCTTTATATTTATAAAATCTGATATTTTCTAAATTCGTTATCTGGTTCCTGCTCTAGGATCTAGAAATGCTCGGGTTAACAAGTCTGCAGCAGTTTCTGTGGCTCCATCAACCACACCCCCGCCATAAGAAAGAAGAGGGCCTGCTATAGCACCAGCTAAAGGTCCAAGTGCTTTTCCTACAGCTTTAGCTGCTCCTATTCCAGGAATTCCTGAAATTAATTTTCCTGCAGCTTTTCCTGCAGCTCCAGCAGCTTTTCCTGCTCCTACTGCTCCGCCCAGCGAAGCCAGAAAAGCTGGCAATGAACCTATTGTTTCTTTATAATGATCTCTATATTTTTTGGCTGCATCCGGAGTCCAACCTAACTGACTTTGAACACCCAACAAAGAAGGAGCCACCATTTTTGGAGGAGTAGCTAAACCGGCAATAGGATTTTTTAATAGTATATCTAAAGCTTCTTTGCCTGCTTCGGTCCAGCTCATTGAATCATCTTGATCTTTATTTTCTAATAAAGATTTCAATCCTCCACGACTAAAACGATACGAAGGAGTTACAGATTCTTGTAGATTTATAAGTGTCTGAGGTTTCATTTTAGTTTTCTTAGAAAATCTTCAAATAAACGTATTGCTTTGCTTTCTAAATTTTTAATAGAACTTTTTTTAATTTCATTTTGATATTCTTCTATTTGACGTTCCACAAGAATTCCATTATCCCATATCCATTCTTTACCTTCCATGATACCGTTCACAAAAGCATTAGGAGCAGAAGGGTCAGCAACAAGATCCACAGCAGAAAGCATGAAATCGGGTTGAACTTCGTTGTAACCGTTTCGAGCTTTCAGTGAGCCCATACCACGAGTAGAAACGCCTAAACGAGCTCCTTCATTAATAAGATTTTTTACAATCTCGCCCATGGGAGTACCCATGACTTTAGCTTTACCGTACACATCTGAACCGTTGCAATTTAATTCTTTAATAATTATTGCAACACGATCAAGATTTACTGTTGGACCTGCAGGATGATTTAACTCTCCAAAAGCTCTGCTGTTAGCAACATATTCTTTGTTGTAACGGTTTACTTCATTTAACAAAATATTTTTAGGGTAAACTCTTTTATTTCTGTTAAGGGTATCAGCTTGCATAAAAGTACCTTCAATGAAATAATTTTTACCGCCATCAGCAGCAGCTTCTGTTAAAAATTCTACTTGCTCAACTGTTTCAGTTATTAGTTTCATTAGTCTTGCTCTTCTTCTGTTTCTTCAGAGTCTTCTTCAGTTTCCTCGTCTTCTTCGTCTTCGGTCTCACCTTCTTCTTCTTCCTCAGATTGCTCCTCGTCCTCTTCCACATCCTCATCTTCTCCTTCTTCAGCTTCTTCAGCTGCCTTTTTCATAGATTCTTCTTTGTCGCCATCACCGTCTAAATCTAGAAAATCCGGTTTTGCAGCTTCAAAAATAGAAGGAGCGTAATCTTCAAACTTGTCGCTCATAATTGAATTTAATTTTTCGTTTAAGCGTTGTTTAATAACGTCTTGAGCTTTTGCTAAATCTTCGTTAGCAACTAGATGTATAAAAGATTTTAAATTGTGTTCCATAGGTTATTCCTTGCCTTTATTTTCATTCTTTGCTAAATTCAGAACCCTGTTAAAAGATTGTTTAGATTCTGATAACAGTTTTACCAGTCTTTCCTTGTTCATACTATTTAGTTTTTCGTATAATTTACTTATTAACGCTTTTTCTGATTCTTTAACTATTCCAATATTACCGTCTTTCAGGTAATATGTGCTTTCTGGAACAAATTGTGGAACCGGATCTTTTTTAAGTATCACAGGAGCAACATCCACTTCAGTATTGGCTGTTTCTTGTATTTGTTCTAACAAGGCTTCTGATTCCATTTTATACAATTTTTCCATTAAAATAGAGGTTCGCTGTTCCAATTCTTCTTTCATTACCGTTTTGAATTGGTCAGTTTTTCCTCTTAGAATCATTTCTACCAGCCTTACTACAGTGTTCATTGCGGTTCTTCCGTTTCTCCTTCTGTTTCAGATTCTTCTGCGTCTTCTGGTGTTTCTCCAGACAACATTTGTTGATACGCTTCTGCTTCTTGAGCTTCTAGTTGTTTCTGCATTTCTCGGTTGATTTGTGCATCAATTTCTAGAATTTCTTCATCATCTTGTTTCAACATGTGCTTTCGAACGTATTCTTTAGAAAAGAATTGACCGATATAAGGAGTTACAGCAGCAATAATATCTAATCGCTCTCTCATAATATCGTTATTTTTGAGTTCTGTGAAATACGAATCATTATTAAATTTAAAGGTTATATCATGATTTACACGATTCCAATCTTCTTCAGCCATTAATCCTTTAAGAATTACCTGAGTTTTTAAAAGATCCAAGAAGAAAGAACTGAATCTTTGTCTAAGACGATCTATAAATTTATTAAATTTAACTTCGTCTCGTGTAATTTCAGCAGAACGGCCCATGTTAAATCCGGTGTCTGGCATCATTCGTGAAAGAGGAACACCTAAAGCACGATACAGCTTTTGTAACAGGTACATCACGTCTTCCATTTGTCCCAGATTTTGCCCGCCATCAAGAGTGCTGATTTCCGTTCCACGCCCACCTTCACGGCGAGGCATCCAGAAATCTTCAAGCATGCTCATATGGTTGCGTTCATCTTTAATTTCTCCGGTTTTAGGATCGTAAATAACTTTGTTACGATACCTGTTCATAATTTCACGAAGATATTGCTCTGCTTTTTGCTTGGGCAAATTACCTACGTCCACATAAAATATGCGTCGTTCTGGTGCACGAGAAATACGGTAAATAGCCACAGCATCTTCTATTTGTCGTAGTAAGTTTAATGGCCGAACAGCTTTTTGTAGATATCCTACAACCCGTTTTGTTGCAGAATCGATAATACCAGAATGCACGTAAGCAATAGTGTCTGGTGCTATTTTCCATCCTGTAGAAGTTGTAGGAAACGCAGAATCTTTGTCGGTGTCTGTGTAAACAAAGTATTCTTGAATATTTTTAATAGGAGAAAACGGCCCCATTCCTCCGTAAATTGCTTTATCTTTTTCTATCTTTCTAATTTTCTTTATTTTTACAGGATCAATAGGAACCAGTTCAGTGATACCTTTTCTGATATCATTTTTATCAATTTTCTTGTAGTAATACAGTTTAGAATCAATATACCATCGCCTAAAAATATCAGATGCTCGGTTAGAAAAATCTATTAAACGTAACAGATGATTGTATTCTGAATATATTTTAGTTTTAATAGTTTCAGAAAGATTTACTCGGTCCAAATCTAATTTTATAGGCTTGCGATCTTGGTCCATAACAATAGCTTCGTTCACAATATCTTCTATGGCAGCGTCCACTTCAGGATAAAGTGCCATAGAACGGTAATGCTGAATTAACTGATTTTCGTCGCGGACAGCACCAGAAAAATCAACAAAAGTTCCGAAAACACCACCAGTTTCTAAAATATAAGAACCGTCATACGAATCAGGTGTAATAACCTCTTGTGTGGCTTTTACATCTTCTTGCTTTTTTTTACCTATACTAAATCCAAATAATTCAAATTCCATATAAATTTCACCTTCTATTAGCAAATATGTAGTGACTGTACGCTACGGTCACAATAAAAGAACCAAGAGTGTTGTCTTGATCCATATTTAAATCTAGCGGTCCAACCTGAATAGGCCAGCAATTATAAAGATCAAACTTTCTTAATGTGCTTCTTCCATTAACATCTAGTTGTTCTATATTCCATGCAGAAGAAAAATGCCTATCTGGTCGTGTCTGACTAGAAACATTGCCTGCATGACTATTTATAGACTCGTGCCAATCATGAAATGCTCCGTAAATAGTTTTTCCTCCAGGCACTCGTTTTTCGTTTGGATTTTCGTCTAAAACAACTATTTGCCAAGGCAGATAGCTTCTGTCTCCAGGATAATTCACAGTTCTTCCACGATAATTTACAGGAATTGCTCCTACCTGTGCAGACGGCAGTGTTGCTGCTCTAACATGAAAAGGATTAAATGACGTGCTGCTCCCACCGGCACGACCAATCGCACCATTAATTCTAAATCGGTTTGTTCTGGTACCACCACCGAAATTGTTGATAAAATCTGTTATCGATTGTGACATTTAATTTCCTTATGAAACAGTCGCTTCAGAAGTTGTTGTGTTTGTAATTCTTATGACTAATGTTTCTGCGGCAAATGTGGCATTCACAAATACGTCGAACACTAACTGACCAGCAGCAATCACGGCTTCAGTGTTGTTTGTTTCATCACAAACTAAACGATAAGAAGAAATGCCGTTTCCTCCCAAAACAGATTCTAATATAGGAGTAGCTAAATTTATCATTCGTTGTCGAGTTTCAGTGTCATTAATTTCGAAAAGAAGATCTTCTGCAACATTTAACAGTTGCTTACGAATATAAACAATCATGCTGGTAGTGTTAATACGACTCAAAGTAGCACTAGTTGTAGATGATGTTTTATTTCCTAACAAGAAAGTTCCTTGACCTGGTATAGTCATAACAGGATTCACACCACCTCCATAAAGATAGTTAGAATCACTTTCTGTGAAATTCTGTTGTAAAGAAACAACGCCTAAAATTCTACCTCTTGTTTTTCCTGCAGGAGAAGACCATACGTTTTCGTCTCGGGCAGAACGCGCCATACAACCAGCAACGTCTGGGCTCATGTTATTTTCTAAAATATTTACTGTGGTTCCTACACCTGCAGTAAACTTTTTTCTACCAGCAACGTAAATCACATACGGACTAACAGTATCAAAACCAAAATCAGCAGTTCTGTCTGTGTAATTTTCTGCTAAACCAGGAACTCCTGTTATTCTTTTATAGTTTCCAATTACAGCCAAACAATCTTCTCTGGTGGTAGAGACGCTTATTGCTGCTTCTGCTGAAGCAGTATTTCCTGCATCAAAAACCGCGTCTAAAGTAACTAAAGATTTGTTGTGTAATGGAGTTGCTGTTGGTGTTATTGTTCCGTTTTGGTTGTAATAATCTCCTGTAGATCCTGTAGCACCAATAACACATATACCTCCGTATTGTAAATAATTGTGAACAGCCCACCACTCTGGAGCCCATGGTCCGGTTGGTCCAGAAATCCCTGCAGGTCTGGAATATAGTCTAGAAAACCAGTTTGTTAAACTGGGTATGGTCATCAAGCCTATTTCGGTTTCAGACGTTCCGTTACTTCCTGTGGTTCCAAATAAAGGAATCAGGCCACTAAAAGAAACAGTGCCAGCCACAAATGTAGAAGGAGCCTCGGCAGTTGTTGTGGAAGTAAATGTGTTATCTTGAACTGTTATAGACATTTTTGCTCCTAGATAATGATTTTACATTATATTTATATTTTTTCAGCCCCTGACTATAGACCAGTTATCTCCTCCACTTTCTTCAGGTTTTATTTGAATATCGTCATTATCTACAGTAGATATAAATCCAAATCCCAACCAGTCATCTTCTTCAATTTTCTTGATTTCACCATCAAAAAGTTCTTTTCTGATATCAATATTAGTTATTTCTTTAAAATATCCTTGTTTAGTCAACCAAGAAAATATTACCAGACACATTACCAGATCGTCTGTGTGCCCATCATCCGCCCCAAAGCTGTTCCATTTTGCCACAAACGATAAAAGTTCTTTAATAGTATCTTCGTCTTCGATAATCAATTTATCTTGTTCTATAAGACTTTTAAGTATAGAACATCCTAATTTCTTAACTGTTGCAGTAGTTCGGACACCCATTATGGTTTCGCCTCTACCAAATCCTCCGTTTAAAACCATACCCGAACGGCCTTTGTTCATGCTCATTAGCAGGTTATCGTATTCTAGATCGTAATGAAGAATGTCTGCTACTTGACCTCCAATATCATTAACTTCAACTAAAATATAAGCATTTCCATATTTTTTACCTAAAGCAGCCAGAAGCGTAGGCAATAACATGGGAGATATGATATTGTTTCGATATTTTGCTACAATTCGATACGGTGCTTCAGTTATATCAAATACTACGGCTGCACTATAATCTTTTCCTTGACCTCTAGAAGTGTCTACAGTCATAACATACGCTCTGTTAGATTTGGGTTCTTCATAAATCCAAAGACCTTCTTTAGTTACATTTATAGGCTTTTTAGGAACTAACACATGTAATTTAGAACTAGAAATAAGAGTGTTAGAAGAGCCAATAAAATCACAATCGTATTCACTACGAAACTTTTGTTCGCCTCCAGATCCTCCACCTAACTGCTTGATGGTTCTTTCTTTCCATTTATTGTTTCTAAGAGGTCCACCGGGATAAAGAGGAACTTGAGTCCATTGTACTTCTATAGGAATGTATTCGTTTTTCCCTTCTTCTCCGGGTTTTCTGTTTGCTCCTTGCCAAAGATTGTAAAACATGTTTAAACCATTAGGAGTAGAAACTATGATAACTTTGGTGGTTGTACCGGATGTAATCGTGGGATATACAGAGCTAAAAAATTCATCTGCAACGTTTGAAGGAACGTGGGCAAACTCGTCAAGGAAAATGACGTTGTAAGAACCGCCACGTACTGCAGAAGCAGAAGTAGCAGAAGCCATAACCCGAGAACCATTTTCTAAAGCAATAGAAGTTTTGTTCCATTCCACAACACCGTGTTGAAGCCATTTAGGAAGATACTCGTAGGCTTCTTTGAGTCGCTTCATGATTTCCATTGCAGTTTTTAATTTGTTTGCAAGAATAGCAATATTTACGTTTTGATTGAAAACCAAATAATGAACCATCCACGCAACAGTGGTGGTACTTTTGCCGGTTTGACGAGGTAGCTTGGCTATCACATAACGATTGTTTTGAATAGTGTTAACAATGTTTTCTTGATAATCGTAAAGATTAAAAGGTTCTAAACCTTTATCCAAGGTTACAATTTTGATATATTTTTTAATAAAATATACTGGATCATTAGAGCATTTAATATACTCTTCAACCTGCTCTTTAGTAAATTCTATCTGAGTTCCAATCTCTTTAAGATTAGAATTTCCCAGATATCCTGTTTTTTTCTTATACCCCATTGTTATTATCTAAAAAGGTTTGACTGTCTAATGCTTTTTTGCGACTACGATTAGTATTAATCAGATCTTGTAATTCACTGGTAGAACCCACGTAGATAGAATTGTTTGTGGTATGATTAACTTTAATATCTTCTTTCTTGGCTGCTTTTGTTTTCTGATACAGATCAATAAGATCTTTATTCATTTCTGAAACAGTTTTAAGCAGCTGTCCTAAAACTTCATAAGCTCTGGGAGAATCGCCAGCTTTTGCAACTTTAAGTATTTCTTCCACAGCATCAGATCCGTTGTTAATAAGAGTTTTAATATTGTCTCGCACATAATTAAAATCTGCGTCTAGACTTATTCCAGACGTTTCTGTTTTTTTGATTATGGATGTTTCTGGGCCTTTAAAATCAATACCTAAATTTTGAGAAATAATATCAGAAGATTCCATACTTTTATTATGCGGTTATACCAAAAGTAATAATAGAAGACCCGGTTATTTCTGTGGTTGACCATCCACGTATATTGTATAGTTATTGCCTATAATAGCAGTTTTATTTGGTGGTATATAATCTGTAATTTGATTATTCCACTCAAACGTAAATCCAGTCACTGTTATTCCTACAGGATATGTTCCACCAAGATATTGCATATGAGTTTCTTTAAATCCACTTAACTGATTATAACCAGTGGAACCTAAAATACTAATTCTAGATGAAACAATCAAATTATCAAGTGTTCTTTCAAAATATATGGGCATAGTTGCAACTATTTCAGAATTTTTTACAGCATGAAGATAAATCGTTCCTGTAAGACCACTGCTATCGAATATATAAAAATTTCTTTCTAACTCTACTACTTCTTCTTCCTCGTCGTATTCTAATTCTAAGTTTTGCTGATAATTATTAATAAATCCTGTAGGATACGGTAACATTTGGTGTCTATATGGCGCTGGTTGATTATAACTCAACAGAGGATAGCCAGAGTATGTAACAGACTCTAATTGAGTTTCATAATCATTAAATGTTCTATTAAAATAAGAATTTATAGTTTCAAGATTAACAAAA